GGTGTGCGCGATGCTACTGTGGTGGCTTGATGCCGGATTTGTGAGTGATGTGAGCTGGGACATTGCCTTGCTCTATGGTTTTGGTGCCTCACTTGTAGCCAATGGGGTAGCCGACACGGGACTGGTGCAATGGGTTATCGGACTATTCCGAAAGAAACGCGAGGAAGCAGAATAAAAGGTTGACTGACTAAAAAACGGGTGGTATGGACTTTAGCGAGATCATGAACATTATTCTTAGCGGCGGCCTTGTGGGCACTGCAGCAGCCATCGGTTCCCTGCGTGCTACGGTGAGGAAAGCGAAAGCGGAAGCGATGAAAGCTGAAGCCGACGCAGAGGGTGTGCGTGTGGATAACGCAGAACATGCCACCCGCGTTTTGGTGAGCAATATTGTGGTACCCTTAAAAGAAGAACTGAATGCAACAAGAAAAGACCTGCAGGCCAACAAGCGCGAAATGGCGCGACTGCGCAAGGCCATTGACACTGCCAACAGTTGCCGCCATCATGATGACTGTCCTGTGCTTGGCGGGCTGCGCAAGCAGCAGGAAGAGCACGACGGTGGAGAAGATACAGACGGAATCGGCAAGCACCGACAGCGCGAGCGGAAGCCGACGGGCGGGACTGGTGATGGCGGGTATACCGGCGAGTTCGGTGAAGCTGTCTATACCTGCGGACAGCCTCCGTAAACTTCCTGAAGGTGCCGTGTACCGTGGCAAGAGCGGACAGGCGAATCTGACCGTAGGCAGCGACGACAGCGGGAACATCGTGGCCGAAGCCTCGTGTGACAGTCTGCAGCAGCTGGTGCTATGGTATGAAGAAGAGCTGGCGCGCATCCGTAGCGAAACCAAGAGCGAAATTTCAAATGACGTTCAAACAGTAGAAAAACGCCCTCCGAACCGGATGCGGACGTTTATCACAGGTGTATTGGCCGGCTTATTGGTCGGTGTGTTATTAACCATCAAACTTTATAAACGATGAACAAGAATTTCATGTACGGCATAGGAGCCGTAAAGTATAAGGATTTCACAATCGGGTATATTGAAAAGAACTCGTTTGACCTGGGCGGCAAGAAACCCGAGGCCGCGAAGATCGAAGCCGAACAGGTGCAGGGTGCCCCGGTGCTGGTCATCCCACAGAGTAACGGCGGCATCGCCCCGACGTTCAATGTGATCCAGATGAACTATTCGAACCTGCACAAACTGCTTGGCGGCAGCCTGCATTATAAGAAAGAAGACTCGGAAAAGAAAACTCCGATCGGCTGGACAGCCCCGTCGGAGGTGCTTGTCATGCAGGGACCATGGGAACTCTCCCTCGTGTCCGGACAGAGCGTACTGATTCCCAACGCCACGCTACTTTCCAATCCTGCAGGCAAGCTGACCCTTACAGAAACCTCCAAGATAGAGGTTACGCTCGAAGTGGCGATGCCGGAGGACGGTTCGCAGCCTTACGGCGTGTTCGATACGGAAGCAATACCGGACGAGTGGGGGCAGTACAAGCTGCCGCCGGCGGAAGCCGCGGCTGCAGCATCGCTCCAAAGTGAGGAGGGCTAACGTATGGCTGACCGGCTGGAACAACTGATAGAGATGGAGTGTGCGGATGCGCTGCTGGACAGCGGCGTGTCCGTTCCTCTTAAAAGGTGGAAGCTTCCGTGGCTGAAACGCCCGGTGGAGGTGCGTGTGACGATGAAGCGTCCGAGGCTGTGGGGTCAGATTCTGCTGGCGAGGGAATACCTGAAGATGGGCGTTGCGCCCGGGTGGCAAGCAAAGGACAAGGTCGAGGAACTGGCCTTTGTAGCGGAACATGGTAAGGCTGTGAGCCGTCTGCTGGCCTATACGGTATGCCGGGGATACGTGTCGCGGCACGTGGGCATCGGGGTGACAGCGTGGGTACTGCGGAACTTTGTGGAGTGGCGTTATCTGACGGCCATGTTCCGAACATTCGAGCGTCTGATGGGCACGAAGGATTTTATGCGTATTATCAGCTCGACAGCGCGGGCGAACCCGATGACTCCGAGACTGAGCCGGGCAAGGAAGGGGAGTTAAGAACCCGGTATGAAGGTTCCCATAGCCCTTTCGGCTTCGTGTGGCAGATTGCATCGGCGACCGGCTGGAGCGTGGATTACATCCTTGATGGGGTGAATTACCAGACGCTGATCATGATGCTGAGCGACGCGCCGCGGTATGTGCGGAAAAAGCAAGGCGGCGGAAATGGTGCTCCCAGACCGGAACACAGCGCCGAGGATGAAGCGAACGATATAGTAGGATTTTTTCAAAGCAAACTGGAATGAGCAAACCTGTAGAAGTTGAATTTTTGATGAAGGACAAACTCACGCCCGGCATGAACAAGGCCGAACGTGAGGCGCTGGAACTGCGTAATACCGTCAGGCTGCTGGAGGCTGAACTGGAAAGGCTGCGCCTTGCCGGGGAAACGGCTGCCCCCAATCTGGACCAGAGTGCCAATATCGCGCAGATCCATGCACTGGAGAAGCAGCTTGAGGAATTGCGCGGCAAACTGAAACTGCTGCAGGAGGAATCGGAATCCGTGCAGGTCACCCCTGCAGACATGCCCAATGCACAGCGCCAGTTCAACGGGCTTCACAACAGCATCCAGCAGATGGCCCGTGAAATGCCTTCTTTGGCCATGGGACCGCAGATGTTCTTTCTGGCCATATCCAACAACCTGCCGATTTTTACGGACGAACTGGCCCGTGCCCGTAAGGAATATGATGAGCTGCAGAAGTCAGGCAAGAAAGGCACACCGGTATGGAAACAGGTCATGTCCTCGCTCTTTTCCTGGCAGACGGCCATGACCACCGGCATCATGCTGCTGGTAATGTACGGTGATGAAATCTGGGATTGGACGAAAAACCTGTTCAGTGCCAAAAAAGGCGTGGATGAATTCAACATATCAGTCAAGGAAATGACCGAGATAGAGAAGGACGGTCGTGCCCAGATGGTGCGTACCCGCTTCGAACTGAAATCGGTCATCGATGAAATAAAGAACTTCACCGGCCCCGTACAAGCGCGTAATTTCGAGATATTCCGTGAACTGCTGGACAAAAACCACATGCTCGACCAAGCACATGACTTCTTCCGTGCTTCTGGAGCCTTGACCGCCATAGAGTACAAGGATGTCATAGAAGCCCAGTTGCGCACTTATCTGAAAGGCGGTTTCCAATTACTGTCTCTGAATGATTTTACCGGACAAGGATATGCACCGGTAGGCATTCTCGATCCTTTCTGGAATACCAAAGGGCTCATCACACCGGAAAAGTGGCGCGAGTTCTGTGCACCGACTGTTGCATTGCTCCGTTTCGACAAACGCGCACTTTACAATGATGAGGTATTTGAAGGAAAAGCGGAAATATACAATTATGGACCTACCCTATTGAAAAACGCAAAAATCAATTGGAGTATCACCGACAGCAACGGTAAAACCCTTAAGAGCGGAAAACTGAAAACACAAACTGTCGGAAAGAACGGGGTATTTCCACTTGGCAGTTTCAGTTATGCATTGAACAATATCACTGAACCACAGAAGCTGACGGTCCATCTTTCTGTTGCACACGTAAAAAACAGCTGGGATATCTGGGTATATCCCCGTCATAGCAACTTAATGCAGTCCACTAGTGAAGTGCTCTACACCACAGTATTCGATGAAAAAGCAAAACAACACCTTGCCGATGGCAAGAAAGTGGTACTCTGCCCCAAACCTTCCAAAGTAAAAGGTCGTAAATCCGTGTTCCACAATCACTTTTGGAATCCGATAATGTTCAAATGGCCTCCTATGACCATTGGCTGTCTGATTCATGACGACCAGCCTATATTCGAGCATTTCATAACTTCCTACCATACTGACTGGCAGTGGTGGGACATTCTGGAAAATGCCAAGGTTATTGAGATGAAAGATGCTCCGGCAGCACTGCGGCCTTTCATACAAGTAATAGACCATTACGACAATAATGAAAAGCTCGGTATTGGTTTCGAAGCAAAAGTGAAGAAAGGCAGTCTACTGGTACTGGCCGTAGATACCCAGAAAAACATCAACGAACGTCCTGCCACCCAGCAATTGCTGGAAAGCATTGACCGCTACGTAAAGAGTGACAAATTCGCTCCACAAATTACCGTTGACGAGTCCTACATT